TGATGGCTCCATGTAATGACGGGGTCAGACGGTCTCGAGCCATCTGGGTACGTAACACCCGAGAGCAGTTGAGGGACACGTCCATACCAGACTTTATGAAGTGGATACCTGATGGCGTGATGGGTATCTTTCTTAAGACGGAATACAAATTCGTCATAAAGGTTGGTGACATAGAGTGTGAGGTGTTGTTTCGTGGTCTAGATGACGCGAATGACGTGCGAAGACTACTATCTCTTCAGGCATCCTTTTTCATATTCGATGAGTTTAGAGAGATACATCCAGACATCTACAACGCAGCACAGGGTCGTCTAGGACGTTACCCGGACAAAATGATGAACGGGGTGGGTTGTCAGACTGACGACGGGAAACCGAACGCGCACCTGTGGGGGATGACTAACCCACCAGACCAAGATACTTTTTGGGAAGAGCTGCTGTCTAACCCGCCAGAAAACATGCACGTAACTATTCAGCCATCTGGTTTAGCACCAGAAGCGGACTGGACACAGTTCCTACCTGATGACTACTACGATAACCTTGCGCACGGTAAAACTGAAGACTGGAAAGCCGTGTACATACATGCTGAGTTTGGTAAGTCACTGAGTGGGCAGCCAGTGTTTAGGTCGTTCGATAGACAACACCATACATCTAAAACGCCACTGATACCGATGGTAAGTGACGCGCCTATACTAATAGGAATCGACGCGGGTCTAACACCAGCAGCGGTGATAGGACAAGTGATATACGACGGTCGTTTGGTTATTTATGACTCGATAATCTCAGAAGACATGGGCGCGCTAAGGTTCGTACGTGAGAAACTGAAGCCGTTGTTAGCTAACAAGTTTCCTGGAAGGACATCGCTGGTGATAATTGACCCCGCTGCGTTCCAAAGGGCACAGACAGACGAGAGAACAGTAGCCGACATATATCGTGCTGAGGGTTTCTCGATAAAAGCCGCGAAAACGAACTCTGTGGCTGCGCGTTTAGCAGCAGTAGAAAAGTACATGACGCGAATAGTTGATGGTAAGTACGGCCTAATGATAGACCATGATGCAGCGAACTCGTTGGTTCAAGGTTTAGCTGGAAAATATCGTTATAAAATCAACACGAAAGGTATAAAAGATGAGAAACCAGAAAAATCACACCCTTGGTCTGATGTCGCGGATGCGTTCCAGTACCTCTGCTTACACGCTGATGGTGGTGAAGTGTTCGGTACTACAGCTGGGCAAGGGGCTCGACGAGAAGTTAAGAAAGTTTCTGCGTTTGGTTGGACATAAAATGTTGACAACGACGCGTTCTGATGGTAGCATATTAGCATATTCATGTTAATATGAGAAATTTATGTCTTTAGGTCCTGCTTTAATCCCCGTTGCTAGTTCTTCCGATTTGGAAGCTAGAGCTAAACGCGAGTCAGAAGAAAAACAACAGAGTGAACTGCTAGTAGGTTTAGCTGCGCACACGCGTAAACGCTGGACTACGATGCGTGACCACAAGAAGAAAGACATTGAGCCTCGCTTGATTGAAACTGCTCGCGCTCGCAACATGGAGTACTCTCCAACTAAACTTGCAGAGATTCAAGCCCAAGGTGGTTCAGAACTATTTATGGGTATCGTCAGTACGAAGTGTCGTACCGCGACTGCTTGGTTGCGTGACACGCTACTAGGTACTGGTTCCGATAAGCCATGGTCTATCGAAGCGACTCCAGTACCAGAAGTTCCACCAGAATTAATTGACCGCCTTCAAGGTATCATGCAGCAGAATTTGCAGCAGTACTATGAGTTGGGTGGTGAGGCTATCGATGAGATTGGCCTTAAGAAATTAGCAGCAGACATGAAAGACGTAGCCATGCGTGAGATGGAGTTCGAAGCGGACAAACGCGTTGATCGTATGGAAGACAAGATGGAAGACCAGCTGTTAGAAGGTGGTTTCGTCAAGGCGCTATTTGAATTTACTAACGATATCGCTACGTATCCGTATGCGGTATTGAAAGGTCCAGTCCCCCGCAAGCGTAAGAAGTTACAGTGGGATGGCGCAGAGCTTGTTACTAAAGAAATCGTTAGAGACGAGTGGGAAAGAGTAGACCCTTACAAATTCTACTGGGCCCCGTGGGGTGACGACATCCAGAACATGCCTATCATTGAGATTCACCACTTAACTAGAGAAGACGTCGAGGCCATGATAGGCGTCGAGGGATACGACGAGGCGTCAGTACGAGCGTTGCTGTCGGACTTCGGTATTGGTGGATTCGACTGGTTAGACCGCGAGGACTCTGAGTTTGAAGTCTTAGAGGGTAAAGACTTCGACGAGGCTAACTCGGACCTTATTGCAGCAGTTCAACTGTGGGACTCTATCCCAGGTAAACTTTTATTAGAATGGGGTTTAGACGAGAAGGACATCGACGATGCTCAGATGTCTTACCCTTGTGAAGTATGGATGGTTGATAACATAGTTATTAAAGCCGTACTTAACTACGACCCTATCGGTCGTAAACCATATTACGTCTCGTCGTTCGAGAAGGTCCCAGGCCGACTTGACGGCAACGGTGTTTCAGATTTATGTATGGACGCGCAGAACATGTGTAACGCAGCTGCTCGTGCCTTAGCTAATAACATGGGTATTTCTTCTGGTCCTCAAGTAGGAGTTAACGTAAGTCGCTTACCTGCAGGCGAGGACATTACGCAGATGTATCCTTGGAAGATTTGGCAGTTCCAGCAGTCAGAATACGGTGATGCTTCACAGCCTATTAACTTTTTCCAGCCGAATTCAAACGCACAAGAGCTTATGGCTGTGTTCGATAGGTTCATGGATATAGCTGACGAGATTACAGGTATTCCGAAATACATGACAGGACAACACGTCCCAGGTGCAGGACGTACGTCGTCCGGCTTGTCGATGTTGATTTCAAACGCTGGTAAGAGTATTAAGCAGGTTATAAGTAACATCGACCACGATGTGCTTAACCCGATGCTTGAGCGTCAGTACCAGAGAAACTTACGCTATTCACAAGACCCGGAGTTAATTGGTGATGTACAAATTGTTGCAAGAGGAGCGACCTCGCTGGTCGTCAAAGAGGCTGAAGCAGTTCGTAAAACTGAGTTCTTACGTCTGGTACTGGAAAGCCCTGTGGCGCAGCAGATTGTTGGTTTGCCAGGAACGGCTGAACTATTACGCGACCTTGCTGGAAATCTCAACACCAATATTGACAGGCTTGTGCCATCTCGTGAAGAGGTCCAGAAACAGCAAGAAATAGCCGCTCAGCAACAGCAGGAGCAGATGATGATGCAAATGCAGCAGCAGCAGATGCAACAGGCACAAGGACAGGCAGCTGCTAATTTACAGGAAGATGGTACTGAAATGGGGGGTCGACAAGACAACAATTTCAGCCCTAAACCTAATGGTAAGTGAAATTAAGTACCACAGACCCTTTTTCTTTGGTATTATGTAGTTAAATGATTTACGTTAATAAGCTAGGAACACAAACGCTAAAGGCCCTAAAAGAGCTGAAAGAGCCAGGAAACGAGGCATTATTAACACTCCTGACGGATGAACTCGAAGGAGCTAAGCAGAAGCTGGTGTATGCAAACGAAACGGGAAAACTCCACCGTTTGCAAGGACGAGCAGAAGCTTTTGAAGATTTACTCAAGGCGATAAATGAATCGTCTAAGGTGATTGAGGAGCGATAGGAAACTATCGCATTTGTTAAGCACACCATAACGGGAGCAGCATACCAATAGGACGCTGCGAAACAGAGTTGGTGCTTTAAGGAGAAAGAAAATGGCATTGCCAAAACAAGTGCAAGCACAGCTTGCTGAAGTTGAAGAGTTAGAGAAAGTACTAGCCCAAAATGAAGGATTAGAAAAGACCGACGAGTCGAAGCTAAAAGTAGTTGAGGATACCAAGGACGAAGTAACTAAAGAGCAACCGAAGGAAGCACTTGCACCTGAAGAAGTAAAGCCGGCTGATGACACTAAAGATGTTACAGATGATTTTAAGCAGAAGTACAGTACCCTACGAGGTAAGTACGATGCTGAGGTACCTAGACTGCATCAGCAGGTTAGAGACCTTACAGACCAGTTAGGAAGTATCCGTAAGGATATGGACGAAGCGGCTAAAGTCAAAGATGAAACACCTAAAGAGAAAGTCAGTTATGTAACCGATGCCGATCGAGAAGAGTACGGAGATGATTTGATTGATTTCCAACGTAGAGTTGCCAAAGAAGTGTCCCAGGATTATGAGGGGCGCTTCGAAGCACAGGAGAAAGTAATTGCAGAGTTGCGCGAGCAGGTCTCAAGTACCGGTAACCAAATTGGAGAGATGGGTTTTGCTCAGAAACTAAATGTTTTAGTTCCAGGGTTTGACCAACTTGACAAGGATGACCGTTGGGTTGCGTGGCTAAACGAGTATGACCCTATGTCTAGGGGGCCACGCAGAGATCAAGCTCAGTCCGCGTTTGACAGAGGCGATGCAGAGTCAGTAGCACATTATGTGAAACTGTTTAACGAAAGCATCGCTCCTGCAGAACAAGGGAAGAGCGTTCGCCAAGCAGAACTCGAGAAGCAGGTAACGCCAAACCGTTCAGCGAACACTAGTGATACTAAGAGCGCGGCAGGTTCTAAGATTTACTCATCTAAACAGATGGATAATGCTTGGGCCAAGACCCGAACTCTAAACACTAGTGGTAAGTATAGCGAGGCGGCAAAACTTGAAGCAGAGTTAACAGCTGCGTACATGGAAGGACGAGTTAAAAACTAGTCACGATTGTACTCAACAGCCGTTAACCTACAATGATGTTAAACTTTTATAAGGAGTAAGAAATGGCTGTTTTTCCAACCACCGGTAGTTTTACTACTAGCCCAACGTATTCAGGCGGTTTTATCCCACAATTGTGGTCTAATAAGCTGAATGCTAAATTTTATGCAAACACAATGCTTTCAGAAGTGTCTAACACTGACTGGGAAGGCGAAATTAAAAACCAAGGCGATACTATCCGTATCCGTACAGCACCGTCGATTACTATTAACGACTACGCTGGCGCTGGTTCAACACTAACAAGCGAAGTACCTGTACCAATCTACACTGATATGCAGATTAACAAAGGTAAGTACTTCTCTGTTCAAACAAACGACGTATTGGCACACCAAGCTGACATCGACTTGATGAACACATTTACTGATGACGCTGCTAAGCAACTGAAGATTTCTATCGAAAACGAAGCTTTCTTCAACTGGTTCTCTACTGAAGGTGCTGCTGCTGCCAATAAGGGCGCAACTGCTGGTGCAATTTCAAGTAGTTACAACTTAGGTACTGATGCTGCTCCAATCAACGACGCTACTGCACAGAACGTATTGAACACTATCTTAGCTATGTCAGCTACTATGGATGAGCAAAACGTTCCTGAAGAAGGTCGTTGGTTAATCATCTCACCTAAAGACCGTAACATCTTGATGCAATCTAACATTGCTCAAGCTTACTTCACAGGTGACCAGTCTAGTACTATTCGTACTGGTAAGATTGGTATGCTAGACCGCTTAACTGTATACGTGTCTAACTTGCTACCTCACGGTGCTGCAGGTAAAGCATTGGTTCCAGGCTTGTCTGCTACATCTACGGGTGCTACAGCATCAGGTGCTAAGCTACGTCGTATGATGGTTGCAGGTACTAAAGCATCATGTGCTTTTGCTTCGCAAATCACTAAGACTGAGCCTTTACGTAACCAAACAGACTTCGGCGACATCGTTCGTGGTCTATCTGTTTACGGCCGTAAGGTTGTTAAGAGTGAAGCTCTTGTAACAGCATTAGTTGGCACGCCTTAATAAGCAACCCTAACTAATGAGAGAGGGGGGGAACCCCCTCTTTTCTACCAAATTACGGAGTAACTTATGGCAACAATAAAAGTAATAGACGTCGTTAAGCGTGTTGAAGACATTCTTCAGGACACAAACGTTCGTTGGCCGCGCCTAGAATTGCAGAACTGGATTAATGAATCCTATTTGCAGATTGTTCTAATGCGCCCTGATGCTAACTCGAAGACCGCTACCCTTACATGTGTAGCCGGAACACGTCAAACTTTAGCCGCAAGTTTTCCAACAGGACTACGCCTACTAGACGTAGTTCGCAACCTGGCTACTTCTTCTAGCAAGAAGGTAGTAAGACTTATTAATAGGAGCGTCTTAGACGATCAGCGTCCTTCGTGGCACGGAGAAACCAACACGGTTAACATCCAGAACTACACGTTTGACGCAAGACAGCCCAAAGAGTTCTTTGTGTACCCACCAGCAACTACAGCGGCGCAAGTAGAAATTGTGTACGCCGACGCTCCGGGAGCTCACACGTTGTCAGAGGCCGATTTAAATCCCGCTGGCAGTAGCACGGAGATAATTAAGCTAGACGATACGTACTTAAGCTCTATTATTGACTGGGTACTGTACAGAGCCTTTTCTAAGGACGCTGAGTACGCAGCGAATACTCAGAGAGCAGTGTCGCATAACCAGGCATTTATGTCAGGTATCGGCGTTAAAACGCAGAGTGATGTTAGCTCTTCACCACAAGAGGGCTAAACATGGCAGTAATATGGGATAAGTTGTACCCTTACGCGCAACCATACGTACCCGGTTGTCCTGAAGTTGTTATAAAGGCACATCTACAGGAAGCAGCTGCAGAGTTTTGCGCTAAGAGTGAAATATGGCGCTACAACCTAGAGCCTAGCTACACTAGTGTAAACACTTCTGACTACGAGCTAGATGTACCTAACAGGGCTGTATTAGAAAACATTATGGTTCTAACGTTAGACGGTGTTCCACTAACTCACGTATCTGAACGTCATTTCATCCCTGCTACTTTAGTTAATGGTTCTGCTGTAACAGGCACGCCTACGCACTTCAGTGTGTTCGAAGATGCTAGTATACGTATGTACCCTACCCCTATTACTAAACACACGTTCACGGGCGTGCTAGTAGTTAAACCTAGCTTAGCTGCTAAGGGGATAGAGGACTTTATATTCGAGTCGCACGGCAGGTCTATAGCCGCCGGAGCTATAGCTCGAATCGCAGGGATACCAAACAAAGAGTGGAGTAATCCAGAGGTTGCTATCAGCAGCCAAATAGAATTTGAACGCGCAATGTGCGCTGCTAAAGGAAGAGACACTAGACGCGTAAATATGCGCGTAGCTTCAGTTAACTTTTAGTTGACAAGGAGCACCTGTTAGGGTAAAGTTACTTTAACTTTAATTGCATACCAAATGCTGAGAACAACCCGACTAAGTCGGTTAAATATTGGAGGCCTAAATGGCGTATTACGACACAATCAACCTCGTATCGGGGGATGATAAACCAGAATTAAACTTCACACTACGTGATTCAAACACTGCAGCTGCAGGTAAAACGCTTGATGAAGACGACGCCACTACGTGGGCACCAATTGACTTAACTGCGCAAACAGTTAGAGTGTACTTTAGAGCCCTTGGCGGTGACACTGTACTAGACACTATGACGTGTGGTAAGAGTGCACCCTACACAGACGGCATGTGTTTCATGCAATGGAACCCTACAACTTTAGATGTTGATGCTGGTACTTACGAAGGTGAAATCGAACTGGAAGACACCTCAGGTAGGAAACTAACCATATTCGATAAGCTCAAGTTTAAGGTAAGAGCGGACTTCTAAAGTGGCCTTACGCGCTACAATATCAGTTGAACTACTACAAGCTAGTGTTAGCGCTGCTAGAACAACCACGTCTGTAACCTACGAATTATCGCACGCTACAGGTATCTGGACTGACCCAGACTCTAAGAATAGAATGCTTAAGGATGAGTTTCCTTTAAGTGATGTACGCTTTAACCTTGTAGAAAAGAATTTAACAGATAGTGTACCTCTAGTAGATGTTAGTGCTTATGACTTCAGTGCGCTAAAAGAAGATAGCTTTACATTCGCTGACACATTTACAAAGGTTGTTACATACCGCCGTAGCTTCACTGATGCTTTCACCCTAGACGATCTAAGTCAAATTGATAAAGACTTCTATGGTAACAAGGGCAACATCTTTGCTTTCACAGACATTATAGGTCTAACTCACAATAAAGTTTTCGCAGACAGCTATACGGTAGGTGATGTAGTTTCCGTGGTTAACACCTTCAAACGTGAATTTACTGATAGCGTAGTTCCAGGGGATACCTCGTATTTAGACATCTCTAAAATATCAGATGATGACTTCGTGTTCGCTGATTCACAGGCTAAAGCATCTAGCAAAGCTACTACAGATATCTTTAGCTTTAGTGACATCCCCTCTGTAGGAACATACTTACCGAAATCAGATGACTTTAGCTTATCTGAGATGTACTTAACCGCAATTACTAAG